TAGGTGTACTTGGCCTGTTCGTGGCCTGTCGCAGAAAGCGCTGGTGCACCGGGTGCCGCGATGGCAGGGGCAAAACTGATGGTCTGCAATTGCCAATCGAGCGCGCCCAGGCGGCGTAACTCGCGCGGCGCGTGATTCGGGTGCACCAGGGTGAGTACATCGGCAGATTGCACCGTATGCACTTCGAACAAATCAGACTCGCCGTAGGGATTGGCAATTTCGTATGGCACAGTCCCGTTCATCAGAGTTTGCCCTTGTGTGTGGAACCGAAAATAGCCCGCGCCCATTTCGATCACCATGGTTTGCGTGGTCGAAAACGTAAAGGAAATCAAGCGCGCCCTCTGCTTGGCGTGGCGCACGTAGGCAAATCCTGCACGGTTGTGTGCCGGTCCGTGTGGCGACACAATGAAATTGCGGCATAGCGCGAGCCCATTCTGGTACTTGGCGTCATCGATGCGTCCGAACATCTCGGGCGACAATTCCCCACCGACAAAGGCACGCTGCAAGGTACGGATATTCGCCATGATTACCTGGCCGCCATCCACGCGGGCGTGTGTTCTGGCGGCGCGTGGCGCTGATGGGCATCAGCCAGGCGCGCTTGTGCGAATGTGGCGTTAAAGCCTTGCAAACACGCACGGGCTTGTCCCGCACCAACGTCACCTTTCAGTATGGGACCGGCCAGATAAGACGCCAGCAACCACGCCAGTGCATCGACAAAGAGTGGGGGAAACTGTGTGCTGTCGGTTACGCGCGCCACAAAACGCACACGCGCATTGGCTTCATTCGTCAGAATAATGACGTGGCCGTAAGCGTTCATTTGCGTGACAAATTTCGTGCGCGTTGTAGGTTCCTGGCTATGCGCAGGCAATACGGCCAGCACCGAGAGCGCTTGTGCGGGCTGTGTGTAGACATATGCCCATCCCGCACCGGTTTGTGCCAGTGGTGCCAGGGTTTCTTCGCGCACGGCAAATGACCACGGATGCATTTGCAAGAGCACGTCGCGCGCCAGGGGATAGAAGCGCGCGCAGTGCTCAGCCTGGGGACTGCCTTCGGGCGGGTTGATACTGACGATATTGGCATCGTCGCCCAGGCGAGAAAGCGCCAGATTGCAGATGTCTACGTCAGATGCCATGAGCTACCACCACCGGATCGCCCAAAGAAGCGCCGCCAATGCAGCAATCACAGCAGCAACCGCGTACAGTTTTCCTACCGTTCCCGCGTCTTCCTCACTCATTTTTCCGCTCACATTGATCGAATGTTTCGGGGTATACTTTTTCAACATTCCCTCTTAAATTCGGTTAAGAGTTGAATTCAGAAAGCCTCGCCAGATTGCCGTCTGCGGGGCTTTCGTCTTTTAGGGTATCAACCCGGCGCGGGTTCCTCGGGCGCGGGCGCAGGTTCAGGTACTGGCGCTTCGACTTTCTTGCGCCCACGACCAGACGCGACAGGCGCTTGTGCTTCTGGTGCGCTTGCCTCTGGTGCAGGTTCGACCACAGGCGCAAACCACGACGCTTGCGCGCCATCCGGGACAGTGAACACCTCTCCCGCTTCAATCAGTCTGCCGAAATAGCCGCGTTTAGATGCAATCACGTTCATGATCGTCACCTATCAGGCAATGTTCGGGCTATCGGGATAGTGGTCGTTTTGTTGAAACCCCGTGACGATTTGTGCGGAAATCCTTCCTGTCTGAATATCATTGTTAACCATGGAGCCCAAACGGAAATATCGACGAAGCCGGGTGGGCATTGGAATAACGATTTGAGAACCCGCGACCAAATCGCCATTTTCATACAGGCTATACGACAATAATTCGCGCAAATCAAAGAAATCAATATCAGAAGAATCTTCCAGGATGAATTGAATCATCCCACTACCGCTCGAAAACGTCACGGATTCATTAATCGTAATGACCAGCCTGGTGCGGTCGTCCATCCCTGTATTCGGATTTTTCTGACCAAAGTCGATCACATCGCTATATTGCTCACTGTGTGAGAGGAGCCTGTTATCATCAAGTTGCAAAAATTTGTCGATAATCATGATTTTGATTCCTTGTTTGGGTTACACCACGCTGGTTTCAGTCAAAAGCAGCGCATCGGTACGACGGCACGGCACGCCATCGAATGTGACCACGGCCTTGCCCGCGACCTGATCCATGGTCAACGTCGAGGCCGCAACCTTGTTGGTAATCTGGCGACGCAGAAAGCTGCGGATTTTGCGCGGCATGTAAAACGCGGCTCTGCCCATGCCCAGATTCGGCGGCAATTCCACCGCCTGGGTCATGAGATCAATCAAATCACCGCCCGCGCTCGCGTCTTTGGTGAGCGCTGCCATATCGATGTTGGCAATGCGCACCACGTAGCGCCAATCGCGTAGTGTCAAGCCAATATCCCACTTGTAATGCGTGCGGTAGCCTTGGTAGCGACCACCCATGGCGTCAAACAAGGTGTGTTCACCCAGGTCCCGCGCAGTCAACCCGGCCACCGACCCTTTGGGATAGATGGTGTGCAGCGTATTCGGTCCCCACACGACGAGCCAGATCGATGCGTTGTCCGAGCCCGTGCCGCCCGCATCAATGATGTTCTGGCCGTTTTCCGCCGCAAACGTGTTAAAGCGTGGCACAAGCCCCATGAACCGCTCTGGATTAAGGCTGGAATCACCATAGAACAGCGTAGCCGCCATATGCTGATTCATACCTTCAATAAAGGCGCGCTCCTCGGATAAGCGCCACGCAGCCGAATTGCCGTTCAAATCAGCCAACATCTTGTCCACTTCGGCGTAGGTTTCCAGCATGCCCATGCTGTCGCGGATTTGCACGGTCTGGGATTTCTCGGGCTGCACACCCCAGTTCAATTTGCGCCATGTGCCGCTGGGCAAGCCGCTGCGCACCGTGGTCTTGTGTTCCGTAAAACCGTTGGCCTCGATGATGGTCATGTCATCGATGATTTCGTTGGTTTCAGCCAGCATTTCGACGATGTGCGGGTCAATGTTGCCGTCTGGCGTCATGCGCGCGGTCAGATCGGCGAGCGTCGGATTGAGAGTGGAAAGAACAGGCATGGAAATACTCCTTTACGGGTTCATGTTGGAAGCGTTGTACAAGCGGCGTGCATCGCCTTGTTGTGGCGCATGTTTGCCCGCGCCGGGGATAAACGGGTCTTCCGAAATAGCCTTGCCCGCGCGATAAAACGCGCGGATGATTTCGGGGTGATTGCCCAAACCCGATTCGTTCAATAAGGTTTTGAGCTCGGGGGTTGCAAACGCATCCATGGCACGCTTGGCAACGGCCAGGTTTTCGTTCAGATTTTCACCGCCGAACTCCTTGTCGGCGCGGGCTTCGGTTTCCCACTGGCTACGCACGGCAGCGATTTGCTCGGCCTGGCGCTGCGCCATCACCGGAGCCATTTTGTCCAGCACCTTCTGCGCCTGGTCTTGCGGCAGGTTCAAATCGCGCGCGACTTCGGAAAACGCATCGATCACAACGTCGTCAAACGTGACGCCTTCGGGCGCGGCGAAGGAATACGATTCGGGCGCGCCCTGGGGTTTGTCGGCGGCGGGCTTGTCTTGCGCCGCTTGATCTTGTGCGGCCTGGTCTTGCACAGCCGGGTTCTGTGCAGATTCCTGCTGTACGGGCGCGTCTGTTTGTAGCGTTTCGGCTACCGGAGCGTCTGCGGCTTGCGCCGCGTCATTCATCAAGGTTTCGGTCGTCATGGGTTTCTTCCATCATGGTGTGGTAAAGCTTGGGGCAGGTTTGAAGCAGCAAGTCCAGCAAACGCAGCCCCTGATTGCGCCCGCCTTCGGCAAACGCCATGGCGAGCGCATCAGGGGTAAACGACAAGCGCCAGACGCCCGCGCGTTCGAGCCAGCGCCACACAATGCGCCGCCCGCGTTTGTCGGCCATCAGCCACTTCAAATCGTCCTGCTCTTGCAGGCGCACGTGCTGGCTGCGTTCGTCCTGTTCCGCGCGTACACGTTCCTGGCTGCGCGTGTCGATAGGGTCGTAAACTGTCATGGCATTACCACCAGCGGATAGCAGCAACCAATGCTGCCAAGCCAAACAACCACCCAACCGCAACGAGCAAAACAAAACGCCATGCAGGTAATTTCTGGGACGCTTCCATAAAGTGCGCCAATGCCTTAAAATCGAACACAGTTTTGTTCCTTGGGTCCACGACAAGGGATGAATCCAGAAAGCCCTGCCAGATTGCCGTCTGCGGGGCTTTCGCCTATGTGGACAAGGTATCAAGCAAGTTCGGAGGTATATGCATCTTTTTCCAAAATCGTGGCTTGACGGGCTATACTGGTAGCCCTTTACGAGGGAAAACCCATGGCAGTGACATTTGACACCATGAAGTTCGTCGAGACGCTGGAACGCGCCAATCTGACGCGTGAGCAGGCATCAGCCATTGCAGCTGCTGTGCGCGACGCACACGACGCGGCAGACCTTGTTACCAAGAAAGATTTGGAAATCGCGCTGGCACCGATCCGCAGCGAACTAAAGCTGCAACGCACGTTACAGAGTGTGGTGCTCGGTGGTATTGTTGCCCTGCTGTTGAAGTCGTTTTTCTAAACCTTAGCCATACCCGCTAAACGCGCGCGTCACGTCCGTTAAGGCATTCTGCCCACTGGTGTCGATGCTTCCCAACTTCTGCGCTGCGTCTGCACCCTGTTGCAGCATGGCGGCTTGTTCCAATTGCTGTTGTGCCTGGGCACGTTCCCTGCGGATCAGCGCCACCTTGTCGCCCGACACAATCAAATCCGGGTCAATTCCCAGCATATCGGCGTAGCCATCCGCCCACTGATCTGCGTCGAATTTATCCAAGACCTCTGGCTTCATTTGCGCAATCACGCCCAGATTGCCGACAAAGCGGTCAATTGAATTTGTCGCAATGGCGCGCTGCGATTGCGCCAGCATCGAGACAAACTCCACATTCAACTCCATACCCTGCAAGTCTGGCGGTGCGGGTGGCACAATCCCGGCTTCGAGCATGCGCGTAAATGTCATGGCAATGAGCGGGTCGAGAATCTCGTTGTGCATGCGCTCCAACACGGGGCCCAGCATCAAGAGCTTTTCCTCGTGGCGCTCGGCCACTTCGGTTGCCGTCATTTGCGGGTTGTTGCTGTTGGCGAGCATCAGGAAGAGATCAGCGTAAAAGCTGGAATTGATGCGCTCGCGCACATCTTGAATATCGGCGAGCAAGTGCGACAAGTCAAAGCGCACCTCAAACGCCGAACGGATGCCCGCGCCGCCCGCCGCGTCCACGTAGGTAATTCCGCCTGGCAGCATATCCAGTTCGCGCCCTTGCAAGGCCACAGGCGCTTGTAGTGGTGGACGCGTCAGGTAGTCGATGCCCTGGGCTTTACGCATCTGCTGATGCTGCAATTGCTTGACATCGCCCAGCGCTTCCATGGCCGGGCTGTTGCCGTAAATGTCGCCTCCCGCCGTCGCCCAGCGTGGGCACAGTGCCACGAAATGTTTGTAGCCTGATTCGCGCAGAACCCGATTCGCATCCGAACCCACTTCAAAATGCACTGACTTGTACGCCATATTGCGCGCGTCTCGCTTGCCAGATTGTCGGTCCGCGCGCGGTTCTATCGCGTGAATCACAGAAATCCACTGATCGAGCTTGCCAGTGTCAAACAAGTTGCGCACGGTCTGGCTGCATTGATCCCGCCCAAACTCGCGCACCAATTGCGCCACCGTCATTTCAAACTCGCGATACAGCGTGTCCACATGCCCGTAGTTATCCACCGCCACAGCGTATTGCCCTGCGGTCAGGACGTATTGGTGAATGACCGTATCAAAGTTTGCCAGTACAACGCTGCTGGCCGTGCCAAATGCGCCCAATTCCTCATACATGCTGTGTAGCGCCCGGTAGGTATTGCTCTTGGCAAAGACCATCTGCATCAAGCGCGTGACATCGGCCAGCCAGCTTTTGACCGCAGCCGTCTCATCCAGATCGGCAATCGAAGTCGTCAACCGAAACCACGGGCGCGCAGGGCTTGTCATGCCCGCCATCATGCCCGCAGCCAGAATGCGCAACGCCCGCGTACCGGTATTGTCGTAGATGTTGTTGTGGCGCTTCGTGCCGCGATTGTGGTCTGTCGTGAAAAACCGACCACTGCGCGGCAGTAAATGATCACTGATCTCTTGCCAGTGTCCAATCCAGCTTGCACGCTCGGCCTGTAACTGCGTCCAGCGTTCTAGCAGCTTTTGACGCGCGCCGGTATCCGCAACCATTCAAGCACCCAACAGTGTGTTCTTGCCCAAGGTCAACGCATCGGGGTCAACGCCGCCAGGACCTGTCAGCATGGTGCTACCAGCCCCGCCCTTGGCCGACTGCATGGCCGCATCGAGCGCCGCAGCCGGATTGGCGCGCTTTTGATTGGCACGATTGGTTGCCTGGTCGGCGGCACGTTCTTGTCGGCGCGCCGCCTCTGCGGCTTGCCGATTCGCCCTGTCAGCAGCCTTGGCTTGTTTCTTCCCCTGAATGATGGAATTGGCAACCCCGGCAACAGAGGCAACGGCAATGGCGGTAACGGCTCCAGACACGATTATTCTCCTGAAATATGAATGTGGTTGACCGCACACGGCTGGCGCGACATAAGGGAATGCGCTTCCCCGGTAAACTCGTCTTCGGCTTGTTCTACCGTCTGCGCCTGCGTGGCAAACACCATCGTCAATTCGGTATCGGCAAAGGCATAAAACGCTTGCTTGCGCCCGGCACTGGCCGCCAGAACGTGATAGCCCGCGAGTTCGTGCGCATCATCGCCCACCCATACCGAGCAATGGCCGTTAACAATCAATGTTGTCGGCACACGAATGAGCGCGCCCGTGAGCATGACACCGGCAGGAATCGTGATCGTGCGCGCATAGACGCCTGCGTGCAGCACGTGGTGCGTAGCAATGTCGGCCTGGGGAAGTTCTCGGGCTAGGTCTTCCAGCGCACGCACGTGCGCTATCGCCTCGCCTGTCATGGCAGGAATGCGGCTTTCGGCCACAGCAAGATCGTTCACGCAAGCCCCCGATAAAACGTCTGGTTCGTCATGTGGTAGCCTTGGCGCGGCAAAATCCGCGCAA